GATAGGATTGATTTCCATTGTTATCGTAAATGATATTGAAGTAGTTTCTTAGGTCTCCAGCGCGAGTAGTCGCAGCTAGCCCAACTCCGTTGGCATGATTGGCATCAAGACTGGTGTATCCGTTAGCCGCTAGGTAATCCTGGCGATGAGTCTGGTCCGCATAACCGATATTGCCGTTAGCATCTTCATAAAGAACGCCGAAGGCTGAGTTAGCGATGTCTGTGCAAAGTGAGTAAAGGTCTGTCTTGCTCGATGATCGTGCAATAAGGGTGTAATCGCCTGGTTGGTCAATCTCGCCTAAGCCGATGTTTACGGCATTAGCCCAAGTTTCAGTAGGGTTGTAATTAGCCCAAGTTTCAGCTGCTGAAACTTCATTCCATTGACCTAGAAGATAGCCTGATAAAAGGCTGTAAATCTGGTCTCCATCTTTGTTCTGAGTAAGAACTCCATTATCAATAATCTTAGGCAGTTTAGATAATGCGCCAAGAGCTGTGATGGTCGCGGTGGTGGTGTAACCAAGACTTCCGGCTTTGTTAACGGCAATAGTAAAATCTGAGATTAAGCCGCCAAAGATAGGTACATAGGTTCCTACTGAATTAGTTACTTGAACCGAAAGGCTAGTTCCTACTGTGAAGTCATAAGAACTGTTATCAAAGTTAATTAACTGCAACTGGCAATAGCCAGCAACTGGCTGCTGATTGATATCAGTACGCCCAGAAGTTACTGTCAGGTTAGCAACGGTAACATCGGTTACCTCTGTGCCGTCTACCTGAATTTTATAGGTGGGAGTCCAAGCGGTCATGCGTAGATTAAGCCCCCGCCTAGGGTTCCTCGAGCTGAGGAGTCATTAAGGATAGTTACGATCTGTCTAGCAGTTGACTCGCTGTCGATTGCGCCGTTAACTGTGATATTGGTGTTTCCTGTACTTGCATAAACATAGCGTGGAACTGAAGGGGCTGGAGTAGGAGTCGATGGAGCCATTGGAGTGGCTGGAGATACTGCTCCGGTCTCGAATGAACTGCCTGTGATAAATCTACCTACTGCTGAACCGGCAGACGCGATTCCATCAATGAGACCCTTAATCTTGCTAATCTTGTCGACAAAATCTGCAAAGGTATCAATGATTCCAGAGATGATTTTACCTAAAGCCTTAAACGCAAAGCCAAGAGTTTCACCTATTGCTGGTGCCAAGTAATCTACTGTGAAGTTATAAATAGACTTCATGAAAGCGTAGAAAGGCTTAAGTTCATCATTGTTGCGGGCTAGTGATTCTTGAACTGAATTAAAGGCAGATCGTAGGCCATTGATAATTGGCTGAATGACCTTCATGACTGGAGCCAATTTCTCGCCTAAGTTTGAAGTAAAGTCCTGAATTGCTGGAATGACATTCTTAACAAGAATCTCGACCATTGGAGTAATGGCATCAAGGATATAAGCACCTACAGTCTCCTTGCCTTCATCAAAGGCGATGGTAAGGCGATTTAACTTGCCTTGGAATGTGTCTGCCTTAGTAGATGCCTGGTTCTCGAAAGTGTCTGCAAGCTTGGCTGTAACTTCATCCATGCTCATTGTCTTTAATTGAGCAGATGAAAGTCCTAGGCCTAATCTAGCAAGAGCCGATGTATTGCCTTCGGCTGCCTTTGCCATTGCATTAGTAACAGCCTCGAGAGACTTGCCTGAACCGGCTGAAACATCGAGGGCTATAGCCTGAAGCTTCTGAGCCTTCGAAACATCTCCAGTAGCCCTTGCAAGGCGTTCTAAGGATGGTCTGAGATCATCGTCTGTGACACCAAAGGCTAAAGATGTCTTGGTGATGTAATCCTCTGTAGCGGCTATCTGAGCATCTGTAGCCCCGGTTACATTCTTAAGAGTAAGAGCCAATTTTTCCTGGGCTGCTGCATCTTCAATGGCAGACTTAACACCATCAATGGCTAACTTGCCCGCATAGGCTACGGCTGCCGCTCCAGCAGCTGCAAAGGCTAGACCGGCCTTCTTGCCGAAGTCTGAAACCTTATCCCCAAAGGAAGCAACATCATTATCTGCTTTATTAAGGTTCTTAGTGAAGTTATCAACATCAGCAAGGAGTTTGAGCGTTAACGCTCTTGTACCTGTTGCCATTATGTCCACTCCTTCAAAATCTTATCGAATGATTCAGTCCATCGAGCCACGATCTGCGGTTGAATCTTTCGAAGCGTTGGATAGATAAACCATCCTTTACTGCCTCGACCTTCTCGGCCTGACCATACTGGGAACTGCTTATACTTGTTAGAACCGAATTCTGAACCGCCCCAAATTGTCTTAGTGGTTGCACCACCGGAAAACTTCTGAGAAGCGAATCCATAAGTAATCTCGCCAATACGGCTGGACTTCTTAACCCTAGAACCCTGAGCAATGCGGCCTGCGACCTTATTGCTTTGAAGAGAGTTAGCCGTCTGGATAACTTCATCTCTAGCGAATTCAGCCAAAGCGCCTGACTGGCGCTTGGCCTCTTCGTTGGCTTCATCACCCATATTCTTTAGAGCCTTGAATACCTGGCGCAACTCTGTCTGGTCAAGTGCTACTAGTTCACTTGCCATTGCGCTGCTCCAATACTTCTATAGCTGTGAGAATATCCTCGGCACTTTGCCAGTGATCCATTGGAATCTGTGTGGCTATTGCCAGTTCAACTAAGAGTCGGCTTACGCTTCCTCTTGGATGACTTTTGGGTTTCCTTCACCTACTTCAACATCGTCTACGGATTCCATCCATATATCGAGTGTCTTAGTTGGCTTGCCGCCTGCTTCACGCTTCATGGCGCTATGCGCTACATAAAGAATGTCCCACATACCCCCGAACTGAGAGATGACCTTCTTAGTTGCCATCTCCCATCGGGCGTAATCTGGCGGGCGAACCATGTAACTGGTTTCGGTTCCGTCTATATATTTAATTGTTATTTGCTGTTGCATTTTTTGCTCCCGTTTCTACTGTTTAGGAGAAAGTCTCTACGACTGCCCCGTTAGCGATCTTGAATGTGAAGTCTACAGTCTGAGCATCTGTTCCAGCTCCACCTGCTGTTGGAAATTCAGGAAGAATTGGGAACACGAACTGTGCGCCTGTAGCGGCAGTCATTGTGACTGAGATTGTTGTATCTGGTGTCTCTGCTGCTGTCCATAGAGCTTCGCATACTGAGCCTGTTTTGCCCCAGTCAGCGAGCATTGAAAGAGCGAAAGTACCCTCGACATTAGTGGTCTTGTAAGCCTCGCCATCGAGAGTCTGGTATGTCTCGCGAAGGTTTGTCTTAGTTAGGACTGCTGAAAGTGCCTGAGCCTCGATATCTGTTCCACCTGTGAAAGATAGAGAAATATCGCGACCTGTGATTACTGTGGTTGCCATTATTTATCCTTAGTTAGTTTGTGTGTAGTAGGTAGAAACTCTGATATCTGCCACTAAGACATTAGAAGGCCCGACCTGAGTTACTGTTGGTTTTTCAACCGCTCCGACTGTGTATCCCACCGGGATAACCTTCAGAACGCTTATTACTAATTGCTCGAGGTTGTCGAGCGATGCGGGGTTGCTGTTATATGCAACCGCGACTGAGATAACGAGATTAATCTTTATGTGAAGTGTCGACTTATTAATGGTCTCTAATTCAAGGTAAGGAGAGTCTGGGACTGTCACCACAAAAGGAACCATAGGAGCCTCTGGGACGTATGCGTAGACGTTGCCTGCTACGTTAGCAAAAGCGTCTGCTAAAGGCTGGCGAACCGTGTCCAGGATGGTTGATGCTGGCATTACTGCACCATGGAATCAGTGTCAATATAAGCGCCTAGGAGTCCTGAGACGCGGTTAAAAAGGCTACGCCCTAAACGATATGGGCTTACGTTTGTAAAGTCTACGCCTTCGATTTGACCGCCTGGAGCAATTCGAGACTGGAAGACTTCAACTGATACTGCTAAAACTGCTGACTCGACGGCGCTTACACCTACGTAAGTAGCGGCGCCAGAAAGGGTTGCAAGTCCTGAAGGAATAACATTCTTTTCTTCAATGTCTGCGTTAGTAATTGCAACAGTAAAGAGATCGTCATAAGAATCTGAAATAGTAAAAGTTCCATTAAACGGCGAGCCGCAGCCTGTAATAACTACGCTCTGACCCGCAGAGAACTGGTTTTGGCCTACTGTCTGATAAGTGGCCACGTTTGCTTCTAGCATTACGTTATCGATAGAGGAAGCGTACTTAACGAGCATAGGCAGAATTACTGCTTCTGCTGTATCAATAACATCTGTTAAATATGCATCGTTATAAAGGGATGTAGAGACACCAAGGATAGACCTTAGTTCTGCAACTGTAACGATTGAAGCCATCTCTACATCCTCTCTATTAAACGACTGGGGGAGCCACCGGGAGCAGCAGCCCCCCCATGATTAGTTATTTACTATGCAACCATGTAACGGTATGCGCCAGCGCCGATCTTTGTAGCGATTGCACCATAACCGTAGTATCCAACCTGAACCTGGCCTGTTGAGATGAGGTTTGTCTGGAGTGATAGGCGTGGTGATTCGTACCATGTGTAAGCATCTGGGTTAACGATAATCATTGAGTTATCGCCTGTACCTGAGAGGTTACGAGCAACGCGAAGGTTGAGACCAAGAAGGTTTCCACGAACCGCTGTCGCTGTAAGTGTTCCGCCCGCGTTCTGTGGGTTGATTGTCTGCTGGAAAATTGGACGGTTTGAAGAATCGACCAAGCCCATCAAGACGCCCCATTGTGCTGGAGATACTGCGATGTTTGTAGCGAATCCGAGAGTGTTCTCGTAAATAGAAACTGCTGCATCTGCAACAAAGTCCGCAGCAAGTGCGCCTGTTGTAAGTGTGCGGTTTCCGCCGTCTGTTCCGCCTGCGATAAGCGCTGAACCGACTGCTGCGTCTGTTGCCTTTGCGTATGCGTATTCCATCTGGCGTACGAGTTCTGCAAAGAAAGCAGGTGATGAACGGTCTAGAAGTTCAAGGCTGAATGTTTGCTGTCCGATGTACTTCTTTACATCTACAGAAACGAAAGCAGCGTTCTGGTCTGTTTCAGATGGTGTTCCGCCTTCTGCTGCGATTGCAACAGTTGGAGCAACAGTAATCTTAGGAATTTCGAATGTCATTCCTGCATCTGGAAGAGCGCCAGAAGAGATTGAGTCGATCAATGGGCGGTCTGCGTTTGAGATGCCGTTGATAACTTCTGTAAGTTGACGAGTTGGTACGAGACCAGCGTTGTCTGTGGTGTCTGCTGCTGCTGCAACATACATCTTTGATGTGTCGTTGCCAAGTGAGGCGCGGACTGAGTGCTCGAGATAAGAAGCCTTATCAACGATTGGGTTACGAACAGTTGTTGAAATATAAGGTGCTGTTGCAGCCTTAACTTCAACCTTTGCAGCCTCTACCGTTTCTGCGGCAGGAGCAACTTCTGGAACGGTAGTGTCTGACACTTGTTCTCCTTCATTGGTTGATTGTGTTTCTTCCTGAGTTGTCTCAGAAACTTCGGTTTCTTCTGCCGCTACTTTTGCGACTTCTGCGCCTGGAATTGCGCCGTCTGTAACGAGGCTGACCTCGATTAAATTACTTGCACTGATAGCCATTACGCCGTTTGAGTTATCCCACGACTCGACATCTACGCCCACGCTGAAATCGCTGCGTAATCCGGTTGCTGCTTCTTCAAGCGCATCATTACCGGCTGTTGTTTTTGCGATCTTAAATTCTGCTGTAATGCCTGCTTCATCCTGTGAGAATGAGATAAGTTTTCCAAGCGGACGAGTGGTGTCATGCTGTAGAACCAATTTAGTGTTCTTCGACATGGTAATAGAATCAGGCTTAAACATTGTGCGGCCTGCTGAGGTGTTGCCTTCAGCGTTCCATGAAACGATGCGACCTGCGATAATGCGGGACTCTGCATCTGCTGCTGTAATAGCAACCGGCATAGTTATCTTCATGCGTTCTCCTTGTTATCAATAAGGTCTTCTTCTTCTTGAATCTGCTCAACGCTCATAGCGCCAATTCGATTAAGAATTTCATATACTTGAGCGCGAGCAAGTGCGTCTGAACGCAAGAACTCGTCTAGTGAGAAGCGAATCTCCCCAGTTGACGGGCAGAAATCCGGCATAGATAAACGCTGTTCAATAGCAGCAAGAATTGGCTTCATTGAAAAGTCGATAAGCGAACGACGTTCCGAAACTGAGTTGCTGTACGTCATGCTGGTTGTTTCAGCACTTACAAAGTACGCAGGAAGGTTGCAGGCGCGGGCTAACTCCAGCGCAACATATTGACGAGCCTCGTTCAGTTGCAACTTGGCCGGGTCGATGCCTAGCGCCTGCAATTCAACATCTGCATTAAGAAACGCAGTAGATTTTGTAAGGCGAGCAGTTCTCCATGACTCAAGAAGTTTAGAGATGCGCTCTGCTGGAAGGTTTGTGCCATTAGATTTTAGTACCTGTAGAGGAACTGGCTCTTTGGCAAAAGTTTCTGCGGCTTGCTCAAGTGCATGAGCGGCGCGGATTGTTCGGCCCGCTCGGTTAAGTAATCCTTCGTCGAGTCCGTAGAAAACAACTAGAGAACCTACTCCCTGAGTTGGAACTACTGAGCCGTCTACTTGATAGCCAACAATTTCAGTCTGAAGATTATTTAATTTAGGAGTTACGCGATCTGGAGCAATTCGAGTCCAAGCGCGAACTCTTCCGGTGTCACCATATTGCTCGAGGACTTGGCCATATCCGACACCATGGAAGAGGAGGTCTTCCGCAAGCCATGCGTAGATAGCAGAGCCAGGAACGCGTGGGTCTGGCTGGTTAATAACCGCCGGAGTCTGCATGTGTGAGCCGTTAACCTTGGAGTATTGCTCTAATGGCAGTGCAGCCAAAGTTGAGCAGATAATGTTACGAGCGCGGGCAATAGTTGGAACTGCCATTGCTTGCTGGCGGCTTGCTACTGACTGAGTGAAAACGAAAGGATTAAATGAAGCCGTATTATTAAACGGCGCAGGGGTAGAAGCAGCATCGACTGTGACCTCGACTACTGGCTTAGATGTTGTGAAGATGTCCCGGATTCCCATTGGACATATTATACGCTATTGTCTAGACATTATCCTATCTGAATGTCTACTTCTGATTCGCCGCGTGTCGCAAAGTGAGTAACCATTGCAGCAGCAACCGCACCGCAGACTATACCCGAAGCCTTACGGCCCATTACCCATCCACCATCGCCTCGAGTTAATTTCACGGCGCTAAGAACTTGCTTAGTCAATTCTTCCTGGTCCGAGTGAGCGAGGCGAAGGCTAGAAACCGCAGAAACGAATTCGTCGCATGATTGCTGATACTCCTGACCTGTAATTTCGTGCATAGGGATT